AAATATATTAAATTATAAAATAAATGAAAATAATGCTTGACTTTGTCAAAAAGTCTTTGTATATTAACGTATCGAAATTAACCAATAAATAATAAAAAGGATAAATAAATGACTTACTTATATGAATACACAATCAACGATGTCAACATTAAAGTTGAATATACATTCAGCAGTGTTAGTGATTCTATCAAAGTTATCGACATGTGGGTTGATGACAAACCTCATAGTATCAATTGGATGGGACCTGAAGCCAGAGCTAAGCTAATGGATAGATTAGAAGCTGATATGGAAGACAGAATGTGTGGTACTTTAGATGATGTAACTGTTGGAACTGAAATAGATTTAGATAGGGATATACCTGGATTCGAGGGTACGATAGATGCCCTAGAGGATATGGTTGATAACCATGTTGGAGAACCTGAATTCTTAGGAGGCAGATAATATGTTGAGATCAGATTGTTGTGGAGCGATAGTCTATGATGACTATGATATTTGTTCAGAGTGCTTAGACCATTGTGATGTTTGGGAAGACATCGATGAAGAGGAGTGTTAAGATGTTTGGATTAAATGAAACAAGATATGGAACTAAAGACCTTATTGGTTGGGATGTAAATGGTGGTGTCGAAGACATCACCTTACACAACCTGCTCGTGGAAGTAGGGTTGTTAGAAGAAGGTCATAATCATGAAGATCTAACCGTTGTGTGGGAGTATATCGACCAAGAAATAGCCATCCAAGAGATATATGATAATGATTCAGGTAAGGTGCTATGGAGACTACCAGATGATGAAGCATACTCAGAAGAAGACGATGTTATAATGAATTCACTTCTTATGTGGGGTGAGTTAGAAAGTACGATAATGTAATGGAACATTTTAAAGACATACTTCGTATATATAGAAAATCGGGATACGACTTAGCTCTCTCTTACTCTCGTAACTTACTTAGGAACAACGAGATTTCTTTTCTCACTCACGAGAAAATTTCTAAATCTCTCTCTTCCTTTGAAGTGATGAACCGAAAAACTCGTAAGATTTTGCTTGACAAATCAACAATAATTTTGTAAATTAAACTAATACTAAATAGGAGAATACAATGAAAGTAAACAATAAAAAAATCGATCTATCACAGTTCATGTTGGACGAAGATGATCAAATGATGATGAAGAAAATGGATAAGAAATCCTCACCCGATGAAGACATCAAGCCAAGTGTTAATCTCGACATGTTGGATGAAGCAACACTAGAAGAGAATATCACATCAGCTGGTGATTACTACGACTATGATGGTAGAGAATCCATTGATAGTTTGGAAGATATTGGAATGGATATTTACTAGGAAGATGATATTTATGAATATGGAAGTATCAAACGATGAGCTCAAAGAGTTACTAGATAGGTTTATGAAACGTTTAGACAAGATGGAAAAAGAACGTGACGTTATGAAGAAGAAACTTGATAGACTATCTAAACATGTCAGTGATGTAAACAAAGCAATTGATCAGGTTTACGATATTATGAATGAAGGTGAGGTACATATAGAACACTTTACCGAAGAAGACCTTGAGCACGTAAGACACATCACTAACTTGATTCAAGATGATAAGGTAGATTTCTTAGATGATGATGAATTTAAAGTCTTGATACATTCTGTAGTTGGAGAATCATAATCAAATGATATTTGAAATCCTCTGTGTTATTTTTGGCACAATCTCAATCTTCTTAATCACACTTGTATATTATAGTTTAAAACGCATAACTCAATACGAAGAACTAATATTACAAATAAACGATAAAATAGAATACGTAAATCAACAGCTAAAACTAATAGATGAAAAAGGAACATTTGAAGCCGATGATGAAGTAGGTTTCTTTTTCTTGGAACTAAAAGAGATCGGCAAATTACTTGATAATTTATTTGAAGAGGTTGATGATGCCCCCACTAAAAAAGAAGAGAAAGAAGAAGAGTAAGATATATTTTGGTACGCCTGTACATGATGCTATTGTGGCTTACAATAGATCAGAGGACATACCGTTTCGACATAAAATATATACTAATGAAATACATCCAGCATTTCTAAAGTTAGCAGAGAACATAATTAATACGTTTAAGTTTAGTTACTTTGATTATGGATTTAGGGATTTACAAGAAGAGGTTGTATCTAATCTTGTTATTAACATGCACAAGTTCGATGAGACTCGTGGTTCTAAAGCATTTAGTTATTTCTCTATCGTGGCTAAAAACTATTTGATACTAAATAACAATGCCAATTACAAGAAGATGAAATCACATGATGATATATCTGTACTAAACGGTCATGGTGTTAAAGATAATAAAATAGAAACCTCTACATCAAAAGAAATATTTGAAAAAACGGTTGATTACCTATATGATAGATTGGATATTCTGTTTCCAAAACCAAAAGATCATCATGTTGCTGAATCAATTCTATATCTATGTAAGAACAAAGATCAGATTGATAACTTCAATAAGAAAGCTCTGTACATAATGATTCGTGAAATGACAGATGTACAGACATCTAAGATAACTCAAATATCTAATGTATTTCGCCGTATTTACCCACGTATACAAGAAGAAATACTTACCAAAGGTCATATAGAAAATCTGTCGATAACTGGTTCTCTATAATATTCCTTGTATCCTATATTTATAACTAGGATACTTATATGGATAATGACTTTAAAATATTTGATGGTAAGAATTTCTCTGATCTTTCAAAAGAGATATATGAGAATTCCAAGCTTAAAAAAACTCAGATTGACCTTTTAATCCAAGAGGTACATGGATACATACAAGGTATAGAAGATATAGCTGTTGTAGGTCCTATTATAAAAGAACTGATGGATGTAGGGATTAAGAACGATGATAACTTAGTTAAGTTAGCAACTCTGTATCAACGACTTATGGCTAAGACTATGACGGCTGAGTCTGATGTTACGTTATTATCTGATGAAGAAAAGGAAGAGCTAATGAGTGCTCTCGAAGATGTATCAGGTGATCTACAGAAAAAATCAGATGAACTTGGTATCAATGAACTAAGAGAAAAGTACGGAAAAACTTAATGGCAAGATATCCAACTAACAACAGATTTAATGCTATTTTTCATCTAGGTCATGTAGATAGAGTATATCCATCTGTTTCAGATAGTGTTGAAGCTACTTATGGTTCAACAAAACACGAACCACAGAAAATAAGATTTGTTGATGTTATTGCTACAAAATCAAATCAAGACTATAAATTTGCAATACCATTACTCAGAGGTGTTAGTGATTCTATTACTCGTGGTGATTTAATTCTTTATACAATTTTAGGTGATAAGACTTTTTATTTAGGTCCAATCAACACAAAAAATATACCATCTAATTCTTCCGATCATACTTACTCTACATCTAAGGGTTATATAAGAAGAAAAACTACAGATGGTGATGATGGTTATAACATTGACATACCAAAAAAATCAGTTGAAAAGATGGCAAAATCAACAAATTTAAAAATGGATTTTGTAGGTGAATTAGACGAAAATAATAACCCATTATCAAAATCAGATATACAGCTTCAAGATACGATATTTACTGATCTAATGTTAGAGGGTAGATATGGAAATTCAATTAGAATAGGAGCTCGTGATAAATTTCCTAACATTATTATTTCAAATAATAATGCTGGAGATGTCGAATCATTAGAAATAGGAACGTCTACTATAGGAATGACATCTATTGGGGCTATTACTGATAATTTTTTAAATGATGATTATACCTTATCATGTGATGTCGAGCAGAAAATAATCAACATTGGTAATGATGTTGTAAATGAAAGTATACCAGAAAATATTTTTAATTATGGTTACGGTGAAAAAGGACTTGTATTAGATGAGATACCAAAATCACAAATTATAATATCTTCTGATAGGATAATATTTGATTCCATGCATGAAGACATAACTATATCATCTAACAGAAATATTAATTTTGGTGCTAATAAGAATTTTACTATAACTAATAAAGGTTTCTCAGTATTTGAAACAAAGAATATTTATATAGGAAGACAGGCTAAAAATAGAACTCAACCAATGGTGTTGGGTGAAGAGCTTAGAAACTTATTAATTAGAATACTTAGAGTATTGGCAGATGCTCAGGCACTCGGTGATATGAATGTACCACAACCTTTGACACTGTTTCCTAGTATTCACAAAGCTGGTACTCTGAGAGATGAGATACAAAATATTATGACAGATTTTAGACTAGGAGAATTGATACCTGGAGAGAATCCACCATCTCCAAATCCATCTACATTATTAAATGTAGAACAAGATGATAAAGGAAATCCTGTACCCGTTGGTGATAGGATTACAGCTCAAGCATCTTTTCTTAGTCAATATCATTTTATAGAAGAAAACAAAAGACCTGATCCTAATGAACCTCAGGCAGAAACACAGGAGTAAATATGAAGTTATCTTTATTTAAGAAAGTAATAAGAGAAGTAGTAAGAGAAGAAATAGAATATTCTCTTGCTGGACTTCGTAAAGAATTAAAAGAAGTACTGGTTAGTAAGATAAATGATGAGATACTAAACGAAACACCTACTGTAACTACTACCGCTAAACCGATTCAAAAAACTGTGACTGAATCAAAACAAAGAGTTCCGATGACAAAAGACTCTATATTAAATAATTTACTTAAAGAAACTGCTGATTCAGGTGAATGGCAAAACATTAATAAAGAAGCTGAGACTACTTCTGTAATGGATCAGACTGAACAATTACCTGATCACTTGGCAAATGCTTTAAATAAAGATTATTCAGGTGTGATGAAAGCTGTAGAAGAAAAGGCAAAGTTTAAGAATGGCTCTGCTGCTTAACAGTAAAGGAAAAATACAAGATGATCTTAAACAGATTGCAATTGATCGTTTAAATTACGTAGACGAAAATGCTTATAACAATTTGGATGACATCAGTAAAAGAAAAATAGATGATTATACAGAAGAACAGGCAATTGCTATGAGAGCTTTTTTAGAAAGACAAGAACTAAGGATAACTAACATGGAAGCGGTGGGTTTAATAAGACCTGGATCAATTCAAGTTACTGGTGGTTTATCAACACCATCAGCGCCTGGAGCTCCAGTATCATTAGTTAATCCAGCAATAAATGTAAAACCAATTAAGTTATTAGTACAGATAAGTCGAACATCTAATAAAGTTGGTTTACCTGAAGTAATTAGAAACGTAAAGAAAACTATTGTAAGATTTATGGAGACCATCTTCTAATGGCAATAGCAGATACAAGAAAAAATAGATTTATTGATGATCAAGACTCTAGAATTAGTGTTGGAATCGCATTACCGTTTGGTAGACAACCTGGTGGAACAGGAGGGTATTTCGCAACAACAGATACCACCATTGATGCTATAAAAACAGACATTAGAAATTTATTGTCAACGGAACGTGGTGAAAGATTGATGCAACCATTACTTGGTATGAACATCAGAAGATTTTTGTTTGAACAAATTACAGAAAACACTGTAATTCAAATTGAAAACGATATAGTAGAAACTTTTGGTAAGTGGCTACCTTTTGTTCAGTTAAACGATATCAGTGTAGATATTGGTAATCAAGATAGAAATCAAATAAAAATAGATATCGTATTCAATATATCAAATACACCAAATGATTTACAATCTGTTGGTGTGGTGTTGGAGTAGAGAAATGGCTTATTCAGATAATAATCAAGTACCATCTAATATAAATTATACCAGTAAAGATTTTTCTACAATCAAAGCTGATTTAATTCAATATACTAAAGCTTATTTTCCTGATACTTACAAGGATTTCAATGAAACATCTCCTGGAATGATGTTAATAGAATTAGCTAGTTATGTCGGTGATGTATTAAGTTACTACATTGATTACAATTATAAGGAAAGTATATTAACCACTGCTAGTGAACGTAAAAATGTAATTAGACTAGCAGAATTTTTAGGATACAAAACAACTCCAACCACCGCTGCACTTGCTAGGATTCAAGTTACAACTGAAATAGGTGCTGTTGATGGTAAACCTGATTATTCTAGTTTAGGAGTTTTATCAACTCCAATAAATGAAGGATTACAAATAGCATCATCTCAAAATTCAGAATTGATATTTGAAACAATAGGTGAAATTGATTTTACTATTTCAGGTTCACCAGACATACCTCGTCCTACTAGTAGAGATAGTGCTGGTATTACTACTGGATATCAACTAACAAGATTTGTAAATGCTGTATCTGGACAAACAAAAACAAAATCTTTTACCATAACTAGTCCTCAAAAATTTTTAGAATTAGATTTAGGTATAACGAATGTAGTGGATATAATAAGTGTTAAAGATAGTTCTGGTGTTGAATATTTTGAAGTTGATTATCTAGCACAAGACAGAATATTAAAAGAAACACATTATGTAAACGATTCAAATAGAGTAAATGAAGATGGTAGTAATAGTGCTTATAATCAAGGATTGGTTGGTGGTGAAATTTCTGTAGATGTATCTGTACCTTATGTCTTGGAATATATTAAAACAAATAAAAAGTTTGTAAGAAAAGTAGATCCTGAAACTAATAATACAGTATTACAATTTGGTAATGGATTGTATAAATTTAATATATCTGGCTCATCAAGTGCTGGATTATTTTCTACAATAGAACAACAAGGTATGAATGTTTCTGGTGTACCATCTACTATGATAAATGCTGCTTTAAATAATCTTACTACAAATAATTCATTGAATCTTGGTGAGACTCCGGCAAACACAATTCTTACTGTAACATACAGAGAAGGTGGGGGTGCAAATTCAAATGTTCAAGTTGGGGAACTAACAAATATATTAAATGCTCCAGCTGGATCTTCTATATCTGCCACAAACATTACCGAAGGAAGTGGTGGATCAAGTGGTGAAACGATAATAGAGATAAAGGAAAATGCTAAAACATTTTTTGCTTCACAATTAAGATGTGTAACTCGTGAAGATTATGTTGCTAGAATTTTAAATCTACCGGCAAAATTTGGTAATATAGCAAAGGCTTATGTTGTTAGACTCAATGATATCAGTGGATTAAAACTTTATACTTTATCATATAATCAACGTAGACAACTTGTTCAAACACCACCATTAGTATTGAATAATCTTAGAATGTATTTAGAACAATTTAGAATGATTAACGATGCTTTAGATTTTGGTTTTGAATTACCTGGCGGACAATTTTCAGGATATAATATTAATTTTGGGGTTTATTTTGAAATAAATGCCGATAGAAGATTTAATAAATCAGATGTAAAACTAGAAGTAATTAATTGTATTAGAAATTATTTTAGAGTAGATAAAATGCAATTTGCTCAAGCAATAAATCTTGGTGAATTAAAATATGAAATTTTAGGGAAAGATGGTGTAATAGGATGTAATCAACTAAAACTATTTCAATCTACAGGTGAAATTGAAGGTTTTAGTTCTCAATCACCTACTAATAGAGATTTGTTTACTTATAATAATGAAGGAAACGTAAGTGGTACTCTTGGATATGGTTGGTCTTACGCCTTTGAAAATGCTTTACAAAATGATATTGTCAGACCATCTGCAACACCATCTGTTTTTGAATTAAGAAATCCAAATACAGACATATATGGGAGGGTGATCTAATGCATCGATCTTTTTTTGCCGTTAAGGATACCTTTATCAATAGTGGTTCTAAAGAATCCGATGGTACAACCTTTCAAGATAAAAATGTAGGTCAAGATGAAGTATTGGAATTAAAAAAAATTTTTAGAAATAAAGAGTTTCATGCTCCTACTAGAATGTTAATACAGTTTAATACTGTTGAGATAAAAAACTACATCACTTCTTCTAACGTTCCAAGTAATTATAAATTAATTCTCAAACTATATGAAGCCAACGGTACAAGTGGTTTGAGTGAAACTTACGATGTTGCTGCATATCCTTTGTCACAAGAGTGGGATGAGGGTGTTGGTAAAGAAGTAGATGATCCAAAAACAGTTGAGGGATGTAGTTGGTTAAACAGAAAAAATTCAAACGGTATAGAAACTACTTGGACAACTGCTGGTGGGACTTACATAGCTAGTGATGAAGTTACACAATCGTTTTCACTATCATCACCTGACATTGTGATGGATGTAACAACTGTTGGAAAAAAATGGTTTAGTGGAGATAATGAAAATCATGGATTTTTATTAAGGTTATCTGGTAGTAAAGAAACTTCTAGTGGTAGTTTTGAAGATCTAAAATTCTTTTCAAGACAAACCAATACAATCTATTCACCAAAATTAGAATTACGTTGGGATGATCATTTACCAGCAACTGGTTCTAATACAGGTAGTTTGACTCCATTAGATCTATCTGGTCAAACAGAAAACTATTTATATCAATTACATAAAAGAGAAGCTTACAAAGAAACTGAAACTATAAAGTTTAGATTTGGTGCTCGTAAACGATATATCGATAAAAGTTTTTCAACATCTATACAAACTGTAAGTGGTAGTTATTTTCCTGAAGGTTCTGCATCTTATTCTATTATTGACATGGCAACTAATGAAGACGTGATACCCTTTAGTCCATATACCACGATGAGTTGTGATCCTGTGTCACCATTCTTTACACAAGATTTAAATACATTTGAACCTAATCGTGCTTATAAAATTGTGATTAAAGTTAAACACAATGATAATCAAACTATTGTATATGATGATGATTTTGAATTTATCTTGAGGTCATAAAATGTCTTATCATTCTGGTGGTAAAAGTAAAAAGAAAAAAAAGAAAAAGGTTAAAGGTAAAAAACCTATAACAAATGTTTCACAGATACAAATGCCAGCACCTATTGCATCTACTGTTAATTTAAGTGCTGAGGCTAGTTCTACATTAAGTAATTTTGTTAATCAGAATACATCTAGAATTGTAGAAACTGAAACAGAGATTGAAATTGAAGAGGTAACAAAGGAAATAGTTACAAAACTTTACGATGGTAGTAACATCCGTAAATTTCATGGCATGGATACAATACCTATCGATGATTTTATTTCTGTTATTTTAAAAGATGTACCAGTAATAAAAATAGATCAATTAAATAATAAAAACGAAACGGTAAATAGTTATGATTTAGAAGAAAAAGAACCTAAATTTTCTGGTGTAAGAAAGAAAAAAAGTAAAAATTATAAAAAGAACAAGAAAAAGAAAAAATTTAATTTATTTAAAAATCAAAAAGATTCAAAGGATAATAAGGACAAATCAAATCCTTTTGCACAAAGTACAAAAACACAAACTAATTTCACCAAAGCGATATCACTAACTGAAATATCAGAAAATTTTAATTACAATATAATGGTGGATGATCCAAAAGATATCAAAGGAAAATTTTGGGAGATATCGTATGTTGGGTTGGATGATCCCGATAAAGTATCTGAGTGGATGTATGAAGATCCACCGATTGAAAGGATACCAGCAAGTTTTCCTGATGTGTATCAAAACTCAAATAATCCTGATATACCGACTGGTAGAAAATGTGGTAATTGTATTTTCTTTGATGTTGAAAGTCATAACTGCTCTAAATGGAATGCTCTTGCTCGTGATTATTATTGGTGTGGTGCATGGCAAACAATGGCACCTGTAATTGCTCAACCAAATAAATTTACTGAATTTATAGATGAGACAATTGATCCCGAAAATGAATTATATAATTATTTTTTACAAGCTGTAAAAGATCCAATATCTCAAGAACCAAATCTTTCAAATTTTCTAACTGCATTTGACTCACTTTTTTCTACATACAGTGGTTATTTATATGGTGATGGCCTGAGAAGAATAGTTGAATCTGGTAATGCATTTGATTTTGATAGTGCACCATTAACCTTTTTCTTTAGTGAACAAAATAATTTTTTATTAGCAATAGATTTTATTAATGAAGGTGGTTTAAGTGAGTTTGATATACCAGCTGAACAGTATGATTCAATACAACAACATATGTGTTCTTATACGTTAAGTAAAAAGGCAACTTCTAGTTTACCAAGCAATTTTCCTCAAATTACAACAATAGTTTTACACGGTAGTTATTTTGGTGAACCAATAAATATTTTGTCACAATTAGATTTTACAAACGGTAAGATAGCTTATAGTCCCAAACATGATGGTGATATAAAACATGTGCTACTTGATAATAGATATAGTTCAATTGAAACAAGAGGTGTAGTTCATATTGATATTCTAAAGGATAGTGTAAGGGAAAGGTTATTAAAATTTTTAGCTGATAATTCTAAACCATACAAATTAGATGGATTGTCAAGTTTTAAATTTTTACAGTGGGTTGCTGATAGATCATATAACTCAGAAACAATGCAAGCTTTATTTCAATATTTACAAAC